TCAACCTCGGTATGGGTGAGCGGGCTGCCCTTGCTCGATCTAGTCGTGACAGTCATTACGGCTCAAAGACTTGGCGGAATGTTGCTTGTATCGTAGCTCGGTTCAGGTAGGGGATCGACTTAGTCCACTGCTCACAAATAAATTTTGAACTGCTGCCTTCTCCAGGCGGTGTGAAATTAAAACTTGCGTTGTCACTAGCCCGTGCATCCAAAAACGTTTCAATGGTGTCAGCATCAGTTTCAGACACCTCAAACGTGAAGCTAAAACTTTTGGGGTTCTGGTTTAAACCAAACGTAAGACGTTGCTCATAGCCATCACCAAACTGCACCTTTCGCGTGACAGGGGCGCTGCTTTTTTGCACGCCATAAGTCGGTGTAATTGAAGGGAATACAGCCATTAGCGGGTCAACAAGCCTCCAGGTCGTTTTTGCTTGATTAGCTCAGCTTGAACAGCAGCTCCAATCGCTTTGCCAAGTTGCGAGGCGCTTGGACCGTCACCCTGAACAGAAGAGCCAGAAGCATCAACGTTCACAGTCACATTAGCGTTACCCCCCATTGCGTGATTTGGAACTACCGTTCCGCTGCTGTTGGGCACAAACAACTCAGGGCCACGCTCACCAACGATGTGAGGACGACCAGCTCTTGCAGGGCCTCCATCTGCAAGCCCAGGGATAAGACCAAGAATACCGCCACCGCCTAAGCTTTGGAAATTGCCGATAACTTTCTGCTTAAGAATCATCATGGCAAGCTGCTTTAGCAGCCCACTAAATGATTCAGCAAGGCTCTTAGAACCATCGATTGCGCTTTCGATTGCACCAACCACGCTGTTTTGAATAGTTTGAGCTATCTCTTTTTGTTTTTGTGCCAGGTCTTCAGCATTTTTCTTTTGATCCTCTTCTAGCTTTAACCGATCTTCGTTGGCTTTATTAATCGCAATAGTTGCGTCTTGTTGTTCATGCAATGCAAACGTTGCTTCTAACTCAGCACGAAGCTGATCATCGCTGAGGCCCAGAGTGTTTTCACGTATGTCTGCGATTTGAATCTGACGTTCAAACTGTCTTTGCTCTTCGCCCGTTAATGCTGCGGCAAGTAACGTTTGCTGTTCTAACGAGCGAACACGATCAGCAGATGCAGCGGCAATCAACGCTAAACGTTCTTTTTCTCTTTCTTCATCCGTCTTACCTGTCTTACCTGTCTTATCTTTCGTAAATCTTGTTAATGTTTTTGGGTCAAACGAACTGACGCCGGTATCAGGAGGAGCGTCCATTGTTTTTAAACGATCTTGCATAAATTGCAAAAGCGTTTCTTGAAATCCAACACCACGCAGTTTTGAAAACTCCCTGGCTTGCTCTTCCAAATCAGCTAAGCCAGCTTCGCCAAAAAGTTGTTTAGCCCCTCCTCTAACATCACCACCGGTAAGTCCTGCAATAATATTTGTTGGAATTAAACCTGCTTCTATATCTCGACGGGCTGCAACGCTAGCGGGGTTTGTTGCTTGAGTAATTAGACTATTAATTTGGTTAAGTGTGTCAGCGGCGACACCTCCGATAAAACGTATTGGCCCCTCTAAATTAATTATTAACTCAGCCAAACCACTGAAAGACTCAGCCAACACAGGGACAACATCCTGCGTAAGCGCCACTTGAACTTCTTCGGTCGCATTCTGAAAGTCTTTAATAGCTTGTGCTGGGCCGCCTAAAGCATCTTTAAGCTGGTCAGCACCTTCTGTTTCAATCCTTTTAAGAGCTTTTAAAACTATATCACTTGTAATTTTTCCTTCCGCTGCAAACTTACGCAAAGAGCCCTGTGCAACGCCAGTCTCCTTGCTGATTGCCGTCAAAATGCCAGGGACTTGTTCGGAGATGCTGTTAAATTCATCACCACGCAATGCCCCAGAGCCAAGAGCCTGGGCTAACTGAGTGAAAGCGTTCGACGCCTCTACAGACGTTGCCCCACTTAAACGAGCAACAGTATTAAAGCCGTTATAGATGCTAGTTATGTCTTTTAATGAAACACCGACTGGTCGCAATCTTGCAAAGATATTTGCAAAAGCTGCGTTGGCCTCTGTCTGGCTTATTCCAAATTTCTTAGATGCTTTGGCTGCTGCTTCTTGAGCTTGCTTTACCTCACCATATCCTTTGGCTAAAAACTCTAAACGCCTAACGGACTCAGCCCTTGCAATGCCAGCCTGCCCGGCCTTAAAAACCGCAAATCCAACTGCAGCACCTGCAATGACATTTTTTACGTCAGTCATTGCACTAACTGCTTTTTTTGCGTCTCTGCCAATAGACGCAAAACTGCTTTTGCTCTTACGCTGCAGTTTGTTAAACGCTTGCTCAAGCTTTTTGCTTTGCTGCTCAACTTTTCGCAGCGGGTTGATAGCCTTGGCGGCATTGACGATCAGCTCGACGCTTGATACTGCCACGACTAATCCAACACTGGTCTTATCCTACCGCCGTCTTGTTTTTGCGCGATCCATTGCTTGCTGTTCTCGTTCGCTCTTTAGTTCGTAGTACGCAGCAAAATGCACAAGCTCCGCATCGGTCAATTCCGTGCGAAGCCTGCTAAGCGTCATTCCTAATTCGCAGGCCAGAAAGAACTCAAAATTAAGCCAACTGTCCTGCTTCAGTCGTTTTTTGCTTCTTCAAGGTCAGCCTCTTCACCAAGGCCAAACAAGAACAGCTCAAGTTCGTTCAATACAGACTCAGGTAGTTGCCGCTGAAGCTTGGGAGCATCAGCAGAAACAAAAGCTTTTGAGCCATCCTCAAGCTCTGCCATTTGGCACAGCATCTGCGTGCTGATGTCTAATGCTTCTTCAGTGCCGGAAAGACTTTGTGCCTTTTTGCGGTCAGCGCGTGTGATCGGTTTAAAAAACAGATCTACAACTTTCTGGCCTTCAGCGTTTTTTAGTTCAAACTTGCGGCGCTGGTTGAGGTCAAAAGCCCCAACCAGCAGATCAACGGTGCGATTTCCAGCCATTTAATAAAAGCTTGCGCTTAAATTATAGCTTTATCACTGAAGGTTGCCGGTAATGGTACCGCTAGTGATGAAATTGCAGCTAACGATGTCAAGCTCGCCAACAGTAGAAGTGATTTCCATGTCAGTGATTATTCCGGCAAAGCTTACAGAATCGCTGCCAGGAGTGGTGCCAGTCGTAAACAGCTCAAACGTTGCATCTGCAGGATCTGCAGTAGTCAAAACGTCCTCAAGGAAACCAGCTTGGCCGGTAGCGTCAGGGTCGTAAACCAGCTCAACGGTGCCAGAGCCACTGATCATGCTGCCGACAAAACTGCGGAAAGTGTCTCCGTGCTTTGAGACATCCAAAGTTTCTTTTGTAGTTGAAAGGCTCCAACTACGCGTACCAACGACGGTGGCTTTGCTGCCGCCTGCTGGTTCAAACTGAACAGCTCCTTGTTCGCCTCGGATTGTTGCCATGGTCAGAGTTCCTCGATGGTTTCAAAGGTCACACGGACCTGGGTTTGGAAATAGCCCTCGGGTGCTGCTGAAAGCAGTGCCTCTGGACCTGTTGCAGCGTCGAAGAAAACCCCCGACACGATGACCCTATTGTAAAGGTCTCGAATCCTTTTGCCGATGATGAAATTAGCACCAGGACCAACACCTTTAGCGGAAAAGATGCTGATCACAACAAGACCAACAATCCGATTCTGAGAATTAGTTGTAAGACCTTGGCCTAAATACTCGCTTGCCCCAAAGCTGACAAGGCATTGCACCCATGACGAATTAGGCGTTGGCTCATACGCCATGTTGTGAAACACAACTGGGATGGCAGGATCGCCAGCTAGCTCTGTTGCAAGCCTGCCTTCGATAGTGGCCCTGATTGCATTGAGATCAGCAGCAGCCATCAGCCCATACCTCTAACAATTTTTTGATATTCCTTTTCGGCCCATGATTCAAGTTCTTTAGCAATCAAGTCAGGAAAGCCCGGAACCGTGCCTTGCCGTGTTTTGTAGTCGCCTTTCCATGAAGGTGGCAGGTTAGTGCCATAACAAACAGGCTCGGCATATTCCATATTGTTGACTAATTCAGCTTCATACGGCCCGTTGAACTTAGGTTGCCAAGCATTACGCAACGTGCCTGTATCGACAGGCGTTGCAGTTTTAATTCGTGCCTCAGCTTCAAACGTTGTGACCTTCACGAGCGTTTCAACCTGCTTGGCAAAATATGGCGCAACCTGATTGAGCTGAATTTTGCGTGCCATCGTTATGCCCTCAGGATTAGTTCGTAGGTGATAGCCGTGTTGTCTTGCTCTGTAGTTTCAACGCGGATGATTTGATGCACAATCGTGCTGATCACAACGCGATCTTTTGTTTCTGGCGCTGATGGCAAATCAGTAGCGGCAACCGTCAAGCGTTTGTCACCCTGTTGAATAAGCTCATTTACCTCGCGAACGCTTACACCTTCCAGCACACCTTTAACGTCGGTGTCGCTGGTTGTCTCGGCAATTGCGCCCGTTGTGGCGTTGTAACCGCCAGCAGAAACGTAACGAACTGTCACATCGCCACCGAACGTTGCGATGACCGTTCCGGCCACTTTTTCAAGGGAT